CTTGATAGAGTATTTAAAGACAGCGGAATAGGTTTAGATAGCCAAGGCAACTATAAGAAATTAATTCCTAACGACGGAGATCCTGATCCAAGAAATCTTTTAGCCAACCCAAGTGCTTTTGATAATGCGTTTGGTCTAAAGATGTTTCCCTCCGAAAAAATTATAAAAAAGATGGTGCCTACGGGACCCAAGAGCATTTTTCCTACTGAAGCCAAGAAAGGCCGTCAATTATTAATTGTGTCCTGTGGTAGTAATAAATGCCCGGACGTTGGTAATATGAAAGCATTAGATAGATATCTAGGGCCTGTATTTTCCTCTATACGAAAAGCAGGCGTTCCTCCAAATGTTGATGTCGCTATATTGTCCGCGAAACACGGACTTATTCGTTCTGATACACCTATTAAAAAATATGATCAGCTAATGACTGACGAGGTTCGTGATAAGTTTTTTAATAACCCTGAAGAGATGGGTAAGATCCTTAATACGATGCAGGGATACGATAATGTGGTTGTTCAGGGGGGTGAGAACTATAGACAAGTTATAGCTAAAGCAGCGGGTGATTTACCTTATAAAGAATTTCGTGGGGGTATTGGGGAACAACGAAGTCAAGTAGGTAAGTATTTAGCGGAGGAAGGCCGCCGTGGTTATTTTAGGGCTGAGGAAGGGTTTAAAAAGCCGAAGGACACCGCTAATGTATTTCATTTTACTTTGAGTAAGTCAAACAAACCTATAGAAGAATTTTCTATGGACGTTTTGGAAAAAACTAGAAAAAAATCTGGAGAAGATTTAGATATGTTTTATACCACGGGTGATGACAACGTTGATCTTTTAGGTCTTCATGTAGGTTCCCCAAGCGAGGCGTCTGGTCGAGGAAGTAATTTAAGTCAAGTGTATCGTCAAAGATTAGAGTATGCAAAAAAGAAATTTCCTGAAAAAATTGAAACCAAAACAATACATGACGGAGAACAAACTGTTTCTAAGGTTAAAGGAGATCCGTATGATGATTTTGAGGGTTTAGAGGGGGGTACTACTTACGGCTTAGAAGTAGATGTAAGTAAACCTTTTCTTAAACCAAATTCAGACGACGGCGTTTGGTCGGAAGGTGAGTTATCTGTTTTTGTTCAAAACAAAAAAAACAGGGATAAATTAAATAAAGTCGAAGTAGAAAAAGGTATACATTCAAAAGAATATGAAGAAGTTAATAGTCAAGAAATAGCAAAAATACGCCAAGATTTAGCGAAGGAAGGGTATACTAATATTCCTTATGTTTATGGGGGTGGTTTTAGTCCTGAAAAAGTAAGGGGAGACAATATTAAACAAATTTTGTTAATTGACAGACCAAATAAGGAAAAAATTATTTTATCGCAAACAGACGGCAAACCCATGGCAAAAGGCGGTATCGCAGGATTGTCCGATGTTGCACGCGATATGTTCAAAGGTCCAAAAGGTATTGGTACTTACGAGTCATTTATGGTAGGTTAAGAAAAAGGAGTCACTATGGCTATAGAAAAAAATATACCGTCGCAGTTAGACCCAGAGGATCTTGCGGCAGAGGTGGAATTGGAGCTTCCGGGCTCTATGGAGGAAAATATTGTTCAGTTTGAGGGTGAAGCCGAGAACATGGACATTGAGGTTATCCCTGAAGACGACGGTGGTGTGACGATTGACTTTGAGCCTACCGATAATAGGGGTCAAGAGGGTGACTTTTATGGGAATTTAGCGGAAGATATGCCAGAACGTGAGCTTTCTCGCATAGCAGGCGAACTCTTAGGTGAGTTTGACGCGAATAAGTCGGGGAGGCAGGAGTGGGAAGACGCTTATGCCAACGGTTTGGAGCTTTTAGGGTTTACATATGAGGAGAGGTCGCAACCTTTTAGAGGTGCATCGGGCGTGACGCATCCTCTGTTGGCCGAGGCAGCTACCCAATTTCAGGCGCAGGCTTTTAATGAACTTTTACCTGCGTCTGGCCCTGTACGGACCACGGTTCTCGGGTCTGAAACACGCGAAAAGCAGCAACAATCACACCGTGTTAAGCATTTTATGAACTATTACATCACAAATGTGATGGAGGAGTACACGCCTGAGCTTGATCAGATGCTTTTTTACCTACCTTTGGCGGGTTCTACCTTTAAAAAGGTGTATTATGACGAAAATTTAGGCAGAGCGGTGTCAAAATTCATTGCAGCAGAGCATTTAGTGGTGCCGTATGAGACTTCTGACCTTGAAACGTGCCCAAATATTACGCAAGTGCTAAGAATGTCGCTAAATGAGCTTAGAAAGAAGCAAGTTGGGGGTTTTTACATAGATATTCCTGTGATTCCGGCTCAAGAAGAGTCGGGTTCCATAGAGAGTGAAGTTAGCAGAATTGATGGATTATCGCCTTCTCAGATAGATTATGACTGTACTTTGCTTGAATGTCATGTGGATCTGGATTTAGAGGGCTACGAGGAGACAGATGAGGATGGGGAGCCGACAGGCATTAAGATCCCTTATATTGTAACAATTAGTCAGGACAACGGGCAGATATTGTCCATACGTCGTAATTATCGTGAAGAAGATGAGAAGAAGCGCAAGATACAGTATTTTGTGCATTATAAGTTCCTTCCGGGGTTTGGTTTCTACGGATTGGGGCTTATTCACACGATTGGCGGACTGTCACGGACCGCCACAGCGGCACTGAGGCAGTTAATCGACGCCGGAACGTTGTCCAATCTTCCTGCGGGTTTCAAGGCCCGTGGACTACGGATCAGGGATGACGATGACCCGCTTCAGCCCGGAGAGTTTCGCGACGTTGATGCTCCCGGTGGGGCTATCCGTGACAGCCTGATGCCGCTGCCGTTTAAAGGTCCCGATCAAACCTTGTTTCAGTTACTGGGTTTTGTTGTGGATGCAGGTCGTCGTTTTGCCACTATAACCGATATGAAGGTTGGTGATGGTAATCAGCAGGCGGCTGTGGGTACGACTATAGCGTTGTTGGAGCAGGGCTCACGGGTGATGAGCGCGGTGCATAAACGGTTGCATTATGCTATGCGGGTAGAGTTTAAGATGTTGTCGAGGGTGATGTCGGAGAGTTTACCTGCGGAATACCCTTATTCTGTAGAAGGGGCGGAAGCCTCTGTTATGGCTACGGACTTTGACGATAGAGTGGATGTTGTACCTGTATCGGACCCGAATGTGTTTTCACAGGCACAGAGGATTGCACTGGCGCAGACTAAGTTACAGTTAGCGGGGGCGGCACCTGATTTACATAATATGTATGAAGTATACAGAGATATGTACGATGCGTTAGGTGTGAGGGATACTGATAGAATTATGAAGAGGATTCCTGATGAGGAGCCCATGCCTAAAGATCCTGCACAGGAGAATATAGATATTATGGATATGGTACCGTTGAAGGCTTTTGAGGGTCAGGAGCATCAAGCGCATATTATGGCGCATATGGTGTTTGGGTCTTCTCCGATGATAGCGGGTATGCCGCCTATAGCTATGGCGTTGCAGAAGCATATTATGGAGCACGTTCAGATAGCCGCTAAGGAGCAAGCGATGGTGGCGATGCAGCAACAACAGGTTCCACCAGAACAGGCAGAGTTGGCTATGGAGAGTATGAAGGCACAGTTTATTGCGGAGGGTATGCAGCAGTTGAAGCAGCTTTCACAACAGGTATCGGGTCAGGGCCCAGATCCTCTGGTACAGTTGAAAGAGAAGGAGCTAGAGATTAGAGCGCAGTCTGAGCAGGCGGATGCTGAGGTAGATAAGGCGAAGCTACAGCTTGATGCCCAGAATCAGCAGACACGGTCAAGTCAGTTCCAACAGAAGTTAGCGAGTACGGAGCGTCAGACAGCAGCAAGAATAGATGCCGCTATGCAGAAAGAGATAATGAAGCAACAAGGCAAGTAACTACGATGAAACTACGGGAAAACTATGTTCGATCCAATAAGCATTTCGGTTGCGGTAAGCACGGCTAGTACGGCGTTCTCCGGGATTAAGCGCGCCTTTCAGGCGGGGCGTGACCTAGAATCTATGTCACAGGACCTGTCGCGTTGGATGGGTGCGGTTAGTGACGTTGATGCTGTTCACAAGTCCGCTAAGAATCCCACTATATTTCGTAAAGTGTTTGGTGGTAGTGTAGAGGGTGAGGCTATTGAAGCTTTTGCGGCAAAAAAGAAATTAGAAGAACAACGGTACGAGTTGCAACAATTTATAAAGTTTACACATGGCACCGCCGCATGGGACGAATTACTTCGTATGGAAGGACAAATACGGAAGAGCAGGCAGAAAGAAATATATGACAGAAAGATACTACGAGAAAAGATTATTGGGTGGATTGCTCTTATTGTCACCTTGGTTGTTGGAACTGCTATTCTCGGTTTATTTATTTACTCCCTCATGGGGCTCGACAGAGGTTGGTTCTGATAAATGTGTTCGCAAGGACGGGGGTCAATATACGTTTGAATGGCTTTGTCACCGTAAAGGTGTGATATATTTAGCACAGTCTGAAAATATTATTCAATGTTTCTCATGTTTTTTGAAAAAATTCAGCGATTGGACATGGGAGCAGGAGATACGGAAAGGCATAAGAGAAGACCCAAAATATATAACTTGCCGAAGATATAAACGGGTGCAAGCTAAAAACGGACAACAAGTTTGTTTGTACAGGGGCGCAAATGATACATATTCACTGGTTGTAGAGGGGCAATGTCCAATGGAGTATAGGTGTAAATATGATCCGAATGGTAAAGAACCAAATATAGATAGTGTTGTCGATTCTCTTAATGATAAATTCAAATGAAGACACTTGCTTTTATTTTAGTCGTTATGAACAATACTACCCCGGAGGGGGAGATAACCTATTCAAGTTATTCAAAATGTAAATGGTTTGAAGACATAATTAACTTCTCTACCGCAGGTAAAACAAGAAATTATTCAGCATATTGTAAACCTATCGTTATAAGGAAAAAAGAAGAATGACCCAGAAAAAGCTTGAAAAAGAATCTAAATACGCAAAATATGATTTAGATGGAGATGGAGTTGTCGATGATAATGAACTATCCGCTATCAAGGAAATCGAAAAGGCTGAGGCAGAAAGTCGTAAGCTTTTGGCACAGCGGCGTATGGCGACAGCCGCTCTTGTATCTATGGGTATTTTCACTACACTTTTGTTTACTCCTCTTGTTCCATTGGAGCGTTTGGCGGCACTGAGTGATGTAAGTAACTTGTTTTACATATCAATGGCGGGTATAGTGGGTACTTACATGGGTACAACAGCATGGATGAATAGAAAATGAGAGAAACAGATTTTAATAAAGTTAGTCAACGACGGAAGAAAAAAGCCAAAAGAAAAAGCATGGGAGACAAGGAGTTAGCTAGTCTTGAGATGAGTATTTATGGTGTTCCACGAGTTGTTGCGGATACCCCAAAAGAACGGTTTGAGGAACTACAAAGAGCGGGAGGAGGTAGAGTTAAGTATACGGAGCCTGTGTATCATAAGGATGGCACCGTTACCCCCGGAATGCCTATTCCCCCAAAAGATTAAGGAGAAGATTATGTATAAATATTTACAGAGACTTTGGTGCGCTGTTTTAAATAAAAAGTGCGATGTATGTAAATGCACAGAAGAAACACCGCCTAAACCACGCGGTCGTCCAAAAAAAGGTAAATAAAATGTTACAGAGTTTAGTGGGCCCGGTAACAGGGTTGTTAGATAAATTCATTGAAGATAAAGATCAAAAAGCTGCTTTGGCTCACGAGATAGCTACGATTGGGCAGAAACACGCTCAGGAAATCGCGCTTTCTCAAATAGAGGTCAATAAGGCAGAAGCCGCGTCAGGCTCGTTGTTTAAGGGCGGTTGGCGCCCGGCAGTGGGTTGGTGCTGTGCGTTTGCTTTCCTATATCATTTTATCCTTAAAGATTTGATAATATTTGGATGTGCGATAGCAGGTATGGACTTGCCTGAACTACCCGAGTTCGATATGGGTACGCTTCTAACGGTTTTGGGCGGTATGCTCGGAATCGGGGGACTTAGGT